CTTTGATATTTAACATTTCTTTTAAAATTTCTACAGCTTTATTGGGATTGCTTTCAATTCCCAATTCTTTCAATTCGAGCAATCGGGTTCCTGGACTTGCCCCCTCTTTTGTTAACGTCGAAAATTCGTATAGTTTCCATTCCTTAACAATTCGGGGATCAAAAGTATCGCGCTTAACAGCCTCAACACCTACTGAATGCTGCAACGTGTTCCCATATTTGGAATAAAGCTTATACAGCGCGTATACATCGCGCGCGGCTTCTATATCAAGGCATAAAGCACTTTTAAACACTAATTCATTGTCTGTTTCGTAACCACTTATAGGACAACCAATTAGAATGTTGCTGTCATGATTCAGATAGTGCCGAATATTTTTAAAATTTTCACTTAACGTTTTAACAAAAGAACCGGATGCCGATATATCGTTCTGATAATCACATACTTTCAACGTGTTCACGGCGATTGTTACTTCTCCTTCTTTGCTTCCGAGTTCAATTGATTTTGTTTTTGTTGATAAATAAAAATTATTCATAACTTTGTTAAATTTTAATTATTTGTCGTTGTTAATCCCATTTCAATTTTGGTTAATTTATATCTGCTATCTTCTCTTGGTTCCCGACCAATTGAAATTAAGACTTCATTTAACGTAATAAGACCTGCATTGTATTGCGCCATTAAATTGTTAAATTTTAAAGTTTCCATTTCTGAATTTGTCTTCTGCGCTCTCTGAATTATACTTACTTTGTCAAATTTCCCATCTAAATAATATCCGCTTGCGGTAGTTGTTAAGCCTAAGAATTCTGAAAGTTTACTTAAATATAACTTAAATTCTGGAATAACCATGTCGTTATAAGCGGATAGTTCCGCTGATTCCTGATTCGAAAAAGTTGAATTACCCTCGCGCGGCAAGAGCTCTTTTTTTATTTGAAAAATGCCTGATATTTGCGCGGCATCTGCGTCACTTTCGCGGAACGGTTGCAGGTTCTCGATTGTTGCGGGAAAAGGGATGAATGACACTGGCGTATCGATTATTGCGAATGGATTACGTTTTCCGGAAATTCCGTATTGTCCATAAAATTCTTGTTTAATTGCTTCTTTTTCAGCACGTTGCAGCGGCAGTGTGCTATCAGCGTCACGCTTATTGCTAATAACGGCACCCATTGCACCGCGCTTGGTGTAAATAACATTGCGCGCCTCGTAGACAGCGATGATGTTCTCAATCGGCTTTCGTTGTGTGGACAACCGGCTAATCCCTTTCAGCGACCCATTTTTATTTTCAAAAAATTCAATATCACGCGTAAACATCATGCATTCTGGATCGACTTGCATTATTCCGGAATTAGTATTTATTTTATAATATTTAACTAATTCATCAATAGATTTAGCAGTGTAGAATGGTTTGTTAAGATTTCTTTCAATTGTTACATTATTTGTTGGCAAAACAAAAAAGTTATCGCAAAATCTCCATTTTTCCAACCGCTCAACTGTATTTGCAAATATAAACGAATTGCCTGTTAAATATCTGTTAAGAAAGTATTGTTCCGTGAACTGCCAAAAATCTTGAAAAAAGTTAGGTTTTTGCAAAAAAAGATTAACTCTATCGCTAACTAATTTATCGATTCCGAATAATTTATGTGATGAATCGCTCCATAATTTCAGCGTCATCGGAATAACACGGAGTACTACTTCAGCATTTTTTATTCGAGAAATTATGTAAATAATAGGAAATGCGATTTCTGGAACACATTTGAAAAGCTCAACAAAATTATCATTTGCAACAAAATTGTTAAAATAATCATATTTTAAATCGACTTGTGGTGTTGTAATATTGGCAACAGGTGGCAATGGTGGTGTAGCTGCCGGAGTGGCTTCTGGAATTGGCGGTGACAATTCCTTTTCTTTTTTGCTCCCGCGAGAAATTTTAAATGTTATTTCCATTGTTAAATTTTGAAACGTGGCAAAGATATAAAAAAAAATTAATAAATAACAAAAAATTAAAAAAAAATTAAAAAAAAATTAAAATTCATTTTAAGGCGGTTTTTTTCAACGAAAAAAAATATAATGTACATTTTATCGTAAATATATTTATCGTCTATTTTTTTCCCGTCAAAATGATTTTTGACGCATTTTTTATTATTTGTCAAAGAATAAAGTTGTATGTTCTTTCTTTCTTTCTTTTTTTCTTTCTTTTTTCTTTCTTTTTATTAATATTTATTTAATATCATGTTAAGAAGAGTATGTAATACTCATACTCATACTCATAATCATAATCATAATCATGTAGCTTTTGCTTGCTTATGCTTGCATAAGCTTGCTTATGCTTACTTATGTGATTAGCGTAGTGATTTTAGAAGTTATAAATAGGGAAAATATAGTATTTATAACTTCGATATTGTTAATTTCTTCTTTAAAAATTATTAATTATATCTGCAAATAACAAAAAAAATAACTATTTTTTCACCATTTTTTTATTATGCTAACATAAGCAAGCATAAGCTTGCATAAGCTTGCTTATTAAGTTAAAATTGATAACTTTAAGTGATCATTTATTGCTTTTTGAAAATCTGAAAAAGTTTTGCAAATGACATAATTCCCTCCAACTTTTTTAACTTCTTTTTCAAATATTTTTTGATTATCGCTTTGTTTGGTTGTGTTAATTTTCATTTCAATGCAAAGAAAATTATATAATTTATTAGGAAATAAAAATAACAAATCACTGACACCGGGGACAACTCCTTCATCTTTTAATCTCAAAGCCTCTCGAGCGTTACGCTTTCCACCGTTCGGAACTGCAAATAACAACTTGTCAAAGCGCGGATGTTGCAACCGAAACCAGCGAATGCAATTAATTTGTAGATCGCTTTCTAAATGTTCCATAAATGTTTAAATTATGTTAATAATATTGTTGTTTTTTAAGAAATTTGATGCTGCTGCGTCGCAATCAACTCCGTCATCTTTTTGATCTTTTTCATTTTTAACATATGAATGACGCTCACGCATCATATCCGCATACTCGGGCGTTTGTAAATTTTTAGTTAAATAATAAAAAAATTTCTTTATTGCCGGAGCTTCGTTAAATATTCTAATTTCTTTATTTATAGTCGAATTAAAGCGTTGGACTTCGCATGATAATCCCAAATCTGCTAACCGTTGCCGCAACTCACGCGCAACAAGACGCCACGCACTATTACTTTCTACTCTTATGTACGATGGCTTAAATTTAACAATTTGTTCTATTTGGCGTGGCATTGTTATGTCTATATTATCTTTGGAATAAATTACATCAACAAGAAAAACATTCTTATTTTTAACATAATAAATTTTTGAACAATAACAATCTTTCCCCTCATCTGCGGGATCTACTTGACAATGAATGTATTCAGGGTCGATTGGTATTTCTGAAAAATAGTTAGTTTCGTTTTCGGGGAATAAAAGTCCGGATATAGGCTTTGGATCTTGCTGATATTGGGTCTCAAATACCCAGGAATCTAATTCGTTAATTTTTTTCAATTCTTCTATCGGCATTCGGAACTTCCACAACGGTGTTTCTGTGCCGTCTTTGTTAAAAGTTATTGCGGGTAATTTCACAACGTCCCATTTACCACCATCTTCAACAGTGCCCTCGGCTTCGATGAGGGCACCGCAAAAATCATGTACATGCACCCGTTGCGCTGTAACAATAACAGGTGTGTTCTTATCATTTTTTCGGCTTATTATTGTATTTGCCCAAGCGAAGTTAATTTTTTTTCTAACCTGCTCGGAAAGAGCATCTTGCGTCTTCATTGGATCGTCGATTAATAACGCACCGGCGAACTTTTCACTGTTAATTTTTCCGCATCCAAAACCTGTAATTTGCCCTAAAAATGGCGCGGCATACATTACGCCACCTGCTGTTGTCATAATGCTGCCTTTCGCATTATTTACTATTTTAACATTTGGAAAATACTTCCGATACAACGGACTTTCCATTATTCGCCTTATATTCAACACGTTACGCGTAATTAAACTTTCTGAATTTGAAAGGTGCATAAATTCGGATTCCGGATTAATGGCAAAACCCAGGGCGGCAAAATTAATCATCGCCATTTCTGTTTTTCCGTGACGTGGTGGAATGTTAAATATTATGTTATTTGTTGGGTGTGTGCCCGCTAAAATTGAATTTAACTTATTAGCAATAATTTTAAAGTGGTCGGCATCATAATTCCCTCGCACCCATTTTTTTTTGTTAAGTTCGTTAAAAAAGACGCGCGTGAACAGATAAATATCCGATTTTAACGCCGCTGCCTCCCACTCATCCTTATTCATTATATATCTTTTAACTTTTCAATTGCTGCTTTTGCTTCTTGCAAGCTTAATTCCCGCCGCTCTGCTACTTCGGCTTTCATCTCAATATATTGTTGATTTAACATTTGCCGCTGTTCTGGCGTGCAAATCAGACGCATTGCCGCGATTTGGAGTGTTGAATTTTTATTTTCAAACCAGTTATTTAACATTTTATTCACTTCCTTTGCTCTATTATTATCAATTGCAGACCTTATTGCTTCCGATTTTTCCAACTCTAAATTATAAAATTGTGACTTTCGCAATCTAAAGTAATAGTTCCAAATGTGTTCAATGAACATAATGTTTTTTTCTTTTATTATTTTTAAAATAGCTTTTTCGTGTGCATCCTTTGTTGATCCCATAATGTTAATTATTTAAGTTAAGACGATGCAAATATACAAAAAAATTTTAACAAAGTAACAGTTAGTGGAAATTATCTTGACCACTCCGAAAATAAATTCACGCAATCTTTATCCATTTCCGTTTTTGGATAACCGTAAATTTCAATGTCTTTTTTTCGCTGAATAGTTTTATTTATCCATTCCGTTGCGGACTTATGGAAGTCTTTTTTTATCTCAAATCCGTACGCTTTTCTATTCAACTCTAAGGATGCTATAAGTGTAGAACCACTACCAGCACAAGGGTCTATTACTATATCTCCTTCGTCGGTGAAAATTTCAATTAGTTTTTTAAGCAATGGAAGAGGCTTCTGTGTCGGATGTAATTTATCAATTGTATTATCATCTCTCTCCCAATCAATACAGTTAAAAATCATTTTCCCGTTATTATTGAATTTTGGCAACTTTTCACGATAAAAAAGCAATCCATATTCGCAATTACCAACAATTTTCATATTTGCTTTTAAAACTTGTGCAGAGAAATTTTTACGGAAAACTAAATTGATATAATTTTTAAGTCCGTAACTTTTCGCTAATTCAATCAAATACATTTGTTGATCAAAGGCGCAAAAAACAATCATACAAGGGGCTTGTCCTTTTTCTTTTGGCTCATTCTTTAAAAGTTTGGAACAAAAGTGCATAAATTCGGCAGGTTTAAAATTTTCGTCCGTATCAAAAAAAGATTTCCCTGCTAATTCACTTTCTCCGTTTTGATTGTCTCCATCTTTATACCAAGCTGGATTTGAAGCATAAGCATTATTCCCAAGGTTGTACGGAATATCAGCGATAATCAATTGTGCCTTGTGTAGATTGTAAGTTTTGAAATTTTGAAAATGGTCATTGAAAAGTATCTGCTTATAACTGCCACTACCATCGACTTGCCGTAATGGCGGTGTAAAATCTTTATTTTTAGTTTTCATAATCGTATGTTTTAAATTCTTTGTTTTTTTCAAACGCAATAATTCCATCGGTGGTGACAATTATTGAAGTTACTGCAATGGCTATCCCGCCGCGGACGGATAAAATATAACTGCCTGTGAGGTATTTTACTCGCTCATTTTTTGTGTAATTGCAACAAAAAGCTTTGGCTGCAAGTAGCGTTCCGAACGCTTTTTTTTCAGTACCAATAAAAAGAAAGTACTTTTTTTGTGTGGTCATTTTTTTTATTAAAAAGTAAAAATAGCTATTTCGTTTTTTGTAAAATAACCTTCAAAACCCATTTTTTTTAGTTCATCTACCAACTCATTTTGACGCCAAAAATCTGATAATTGTTGGAATTCATTGGCT